CGACATTCCAGTCGTCGTTATTTGACTTGTCTTCTTCTGTCTGGCGATCTGGTGGTACCCAATGTGGTTCGGACACTACGAGTATTTGACTCGTTCTAGATATACACAACTTCTGACCAAAGTTATAATTATAGGATGGTGTATCGGGTGGTTGTATCGTTTGAACAATCGAAAATGGCTTTTCCCAATCTTCACGGTATTCGTTGTATGTATCCCAGTTGTTAAAATTCCATTGGTAAATTCTTACACCACCTCGGTTATTATTAGAAGTTTTACTCGGAATGAAACTGTACGGAATAGTGATGTTTCTCACGTGTCCCCAAAACAGTGCGAATTGTCCGTTATCTTCTACAGCTGAACGTCCATCTAAAAATGTAGAGCTAAAGTCCGTCGTTTCCCAGTAGTCACTTAATTGGAAATCTGATGTCGCGGATGAATCCTCTGCCGCAGGGCGAGAGATTGATAGGGTTATGCTAGAATTCGGCCATACCATTTGATAAACCCCCCCGATAGTATTATCTATTTTCAGAGTGTTACTAGCCAAAAAGCTATATCCAGGAAATTCATCACCACCATTCCGTTTGTTTGGATACCATGTGAATATTCGCAAATAAGTAAAGTAATCTCCAAGACCCAAACTCGCAACAATCGCTTTACCAGCTGATGATATCCGCGTTATTTTACCAAATTCCCAAAACGAAGATGGTATAGATCTAGGGTCTCTGGGATAATATGACGAAGGGAAACCAGGTGGTACAATAGGATCAACAATTTGAAATATTTCTTTCTGACCAGTACCTGGGATGGGTACCTCTATATAATCATGCATAAGAAAGTGAAGTTCAAGTATACCCTGTGTAAACACGTCACTTGAACGTTTTACCCCTGTCTCGAGTTCTTCTATTTGTTTTATTCGGGTGACATGGGTTGACGCATCTATAGAACTAAAGGTTTCGTTTGGATCCCAGTCGACATGATATCCGTCACTAACAGGGAAATGTGTGAATATCCGAATATTACCACAACCAGGTTGTACTGGATAATTAAGAGAATTACCCGATGGTCTCTCGGGTGCATTTACTATTGTAGATATTTGGTGAAGTGCAGGATTATTGGAGAATGTATATGGAATTCGTACACCCCATGCTTCACCGAGTGTATTGCAAGCAGCTATGTAGCCACGCTTTTTCCAGGTAAAAGGTATAGCGAGTTCGTTCTGTAATCCTATATCTGTGAATGGATTGTCAGAACCACCGTAAACTGCTTCGATTTCGTAATTGTACACATCATTTAAAAGGTTTGGTCCAGTTTTTTCAAAACCAAATGAACGGAATGTTGTCTTATCATAGTAAATGGTATTCAAAACTTCCAACGTTTGTGTACTTAAATAGGGATTTATCAGGGTTGCGTTTTTAGAATATTCCTTATCTCCATCGACAATTCGCATACTAATCGTACCGCTGAGTCTGTCAGGGAATGAACTATAAAATACTTTGGTCACATCCGTTTCTATAAATCGTTCTGGATACCATCTATTTCCACTTAACGATACACTGTCGTATGTTTTACCATAATTATTATTTAAGAAGTCGGGCATAGACCACGAAGGCTTAGCGTACGTATCTGAATATGGGTACCACCCCCTTGTCTTTATTGTCGTATTCCCTCGGTGGATTCCTACCCCACCTTCACCCAACCTTGCACCACCGATAGAGGCACCTTGGTTTTCATACCAGGGAGTGTTATTGAATTTGTAATACGAGTATACAGTCCTATCCCATCCTTTTATGAGTTCGAGAAAAATTGGAGATCCAGAACGTAACCAACTTTCATCGTAGTACGTAGGAATTGGAAAGTTTGCACATTCTTCGCCATACAAATCGGACGTTTTGGAGAATAGGATATCCTTTAGTTCTCGAAACTTTATCTCAACTTCAACTTCCTGTTTTTCTAAGGCGCACAAAGGTAAGGCTAGTTCGGGTGATTTATAAAAGTAGAATGGTATTTCAATTTGAAAATCAAACTTCTTTTGTGTAAATTTCTTAGAGAATGTTTTTTTACAACCATACCAACTTGAAAATGTTGTTTGTGGAATTATTCCAGTTAAATTTTCAACACTTTCTTGCTGCCTTGAGTTATTGAAATACGTCTTCTCTATCGTGATATAGTTCGAGTCGAGACGTTCAATTACTGCACCACCGATGATGAGGTCTGCGTATTCTATGATACCTACACCAGCACCATCTTGATAAAATAGGTTCCACTCGTCAGGAATATCGTCAGCTTTAATCTTGAGTGTTATACTTTTGAGTAGATGACCTATGTTTTGTGGTAAGGTGAACTTTACATTCTTTCCAAATCCTATTGCTTCCTTTTTCAAACCCAAATCTATATAATTGATGGCGAAATTGGGACGCTTTGTTATCCGCTTGTGAAAGAATGTCTTTTCTGGATTTAAAGTTAGATGTGTATCATTTTCACCATATGTTATGACGTCTAACCTACCAGCCATTATTATAGATGAATATTAATATTTTAAGCCACATAACCCACTGTCGAACGAGAGAATGTTATAGTTTACTGCGTACAAGTTTAGGGTTGAATTGTAAAGGTTATTCCAAACCGAATATATAGAATTTGAGTCGGGTGTTTTAAATTTGAAAGTAAACTGTTGGTGGATGATTCGACTCATATTTACATGTCCAGATGGTTCCCCGTTTGACGAATCCATACCGAGAGAGTACACATAGAAAAGACCGTTTTTAACTTTGAACGTCTTGAACCACCCCAACGTATTTTCATCTTGACCACCCGGGCCGGTTAATCTTCGAACTGCGTCGAATGATAGGATATCATTAAGTGGTATGAATGTTTCGTCATAGTACGTCGAGCGTCTGTGCCAAATGAGACTCTCTTCAAGGATATCACTTGGTGCTTTGTATCTTTTTAGAAATTGGTCAGAAGACAAATCAATATGATCACCTGTGAATAAAACCTCATTATTGATTTTCATATTGGCATAATCGAGTTCTTCGTAAATATTTCCACGGTTTGTTAAATTCTCCCATGCATCATGTCTTAGAAAGAACATAAATTCTCTTGTAGGGTGTTTGAATTCACACATAAACGTGTGTTCCTTGTCGATGTCGGAAGAATCTATAACCTTTCTAATGCGTTGTGTCTGTGTTATGATGTACTCGAGGGGTCTCGTCTTGAAAAAATTTCGCTCCATTTCCATAAGATGATGGTAATCGACGTTTAATGAAATTTTAGCGATTTTCAAATTTTCTGAGTAATTCGTAGGCATGTAATTATTTTGAAATTCCACAGGTTCTTTTATTTTGACGTGTACTTCAAGTGAGTGTTTGTACATCGCACACAGGGGGATAGCTAAATGTGGGTTTTTGTAAAAGTAAAATGGTAAATCTAGATACAGAGGAACGTCTTTTGAGAAATGGGAATTCACGTTATATGAATCTCGATAGAGAATGTTCAAATCATCTGTCTCACTCGATCTCAATTTCATGTACATAGAGATATAGTCAGTCGTTAGACGATCTATGTGTTGTTTTCCTATAAACAAGTCTATGTAGTCTATAGTTGATTTCACGAACGAATCATAGACATTTAAGGTTATGTCTCGATCTACAAAAATTTTTAGGGTCATATTAGAAATCATATCACCAGATGTCGTAGAAATGGGGGCGATAATAGTCTTACCTCTATCAGGTTCACCATTAAATGGCATTTCCAGGGTCTGGGTTGTAAACTTCGTATGCCGCTTGAAACGATTCACAAAGTAAGACATCTGAGGCTGACCTGTTAAATAGATGTCTTGTAGGCCGGTAACGATGATATCAGAACGCCCAGCCATTCCTATAAAGTAATGACTTTAATTTTTTAACCGAGTAAGTCAATTTCATGTTCATATGTTTGAGAGAGTAGAACAGTTTTTAGGTCTCGCGTAAATGAAATAAACTCTTTTGGAATGTCGCCCCACAAGCGTTCATTAGATACAAAAGCATCAACAGCTCCATCCCTCAAGAGGGGTTCGAGAAGTGTCCAATTGGGCTCATTGTATTTGATTTTAGTACACCCCCTCGCGAACCTTCTTGAGTAGATGTACCACGCAGCGATACTCTTGTAGATGTTTATAGGTTTCTTCCCCTGTTCGAGACACTTCCGAAGAGAGGGTACCACAAACGTGTGAAACTTTGTAAATCCATCCATACAAATTCTATCAAGTTCGTCGAGATTTGTTGCATTTGAGAAACGTTCTTCAACTTTGTCGACGTACTCATAAATATCAAAGGGAATGTCACCCTCGATGGAGGGGATAATCTCCCCATATTGAAGTTGTTTGAAATGGCGTCGGTGTGTCGGGTCATTCATGACTTCATCGAATGTGTCATACCCCGAGAGAGCACCGAGGTAGGCGAGGGATGTATGACCACCGTTAAGGATACGAATCTTGGTCTCTTCGTAGGGTTCAATGTCTTTCGTGATGACAACACCAACTTGTGTCAAGTCTGGAAAGTCTGAAGCGAAGTTATCTTCGATGACCCACTGCCTGTACTCTTCTGTCTGGACGGCGTTGTAACCATAACCTGGAAACCTCTTTTCGACATCTTTGCGGAGAGTGTCGGTTGTTCGAGGTGTGATGCGGTCGACCATACACGAGGGAAACTTGACATTATCCCGAATCCATACAGCGAGTTCGTGTTGGTTCGTGTGATAGAGGTATGCTAGGAACTGTGTCTCGAGGGCGAGGCCATTCTGTCTGATGTTGTCACAGCACAAGATGGTCACAGGTGTTTTACGGTTTCTGAGGCCACATGCCAAGTACTCGAAGAGGGGTGAACCGGGTGCATATCCACTCTCTGTGACGGTGATGGTGATGAGATGAACACTTGGTAAAGTGAGCATATGTTTGGCGATGGTTCTATTCTTCGTCCAGTCGACGTAATCAAGGTGTGACCTGACAACCCTGTACTCCGAAGGGGTCTTCACGATGTAATCGTCAATCTCGCGAAACCCCTCGTCCCTGAGATTGACAGCGACGATACCCCATCTGAGGTCTCCTGTCTTTTCCATGTACTCATCTATGTACATGGCCTGGTGTGCTCTGTGGAAGTTTCCATAACCTATATGTACCACACCAGTTTGACAATCGGACCTGTCGTACATTCGTTAAGTTACTTAGACAAATTAAAATTAATACCTTTAAGGATGGATGATTTGCTTCGAGTCATGCAGATAATAGACAGTCACTCGAATGTTTTACCTGAGGGGGACTACCTCGAATTGTGTAAGCATTTGAAGAATGCGTACAATAAGAGGGCAGACCCAGTGTATTTTTTCAATTACGAAGATTTTAGGATACACCCCATCGGTGAAACTCAAGAGACTTTTCAGTATTTTTATGACTATTACTTCGATAAAGCTCTCAACATAGATAGTGATTTCATACAGGGTCAAATAACCTATCTACGGAAGGAACTTGTGGAGGCGCAACCCATCAAGCGTATCACTAAGAAGGTGAGGAATAGGGTGATTAAACATTACTGCTATATGCATGGTCTCGGTGACGAGGATGTCGAGATTGAATTTTCTGAGAAGGATCTACAATCTATGTGTAGAGCGTTCGTGGATACAGAGAATGAATTTAGACTCAGGTATCGTACAGCTCTCGAAAAGAGACTCGAGTGGTTGGAGCAGTCGGATGACAGACTCGATGATGTATAAAGATTTGGAGATCTAAAAGGATAATGTTAGCTCTAGCTACATGTAGACCAATACTAACACCGAAACGCGCGAAGCGTTTTAAAATATACGCTACAGCATATAAGAATGTTGACCCTTACCGTGAAACTTCCTTACGGTACATGGGGTACGCGAATGAGCTTGGTGAAGCTTTTACATCGTATCTCCCTGAATGGGGTCTTCCCGCGTCCTATTGTGTCGCTGCATCCTATGTCATGTTCGACACGATCGACAAGGGACAGAAGGCGTTTGATGCTGCCGAAGAAGAGGACAAAATCGTAGACACGCTCAGGATTTCTACGGAAACCTTAACTTGGCAGATGCTTGCTTCTGTCTTCTGGCCGGGTTCGATCATCCGGGTGATTGTAAACATGGCAGCTCACATGGCAGGTAATGATCACCAGTTTTTACCTACACTTGTTGGTTTAGCAGCGATCCCGCTAATCATTAAACCTATTGACACGACAGTCGATAAGTTGATGGAGACTTCCATTTCGAAGGTTATCAACGGTGAAATCAAAACACCAGAGGATGCCAGTACCGCATTCGCTACCACGATGGGGTCTGTATCTGTACCCCCAGTTATGTACCTGTTGGCGGATTTTATCAAACCTAAGTGAATCTAGGGTACCAAAAAAATATATGTAAAAATGGATAATCTCCGAAATCTCATGCAATGTCTGGACGACATTTCCAAGATGATCCCTGAGGGCACCTACTTGGAAATGTGTGACAACCTCAAACAGGTTCATGACAACATACCCAAGAATGATGATCCACCGGTAAGGGACAATCGTCGCGTACCTTTCCAGGCGGTTCTCCCAGGTGAATTGGATGTTCATCGAATCACGAATGAAAGTGAAAGTGAAAGTGAAAGTGAAAGTGACTCAGAGGACGAACCATGGCACCCCGAGTGGTACGATGAATGGTCACAGAACGAGGAGTGCCTTCGACGACTCCTGACCGACTTGAAAATGGCTAAATCTATGATTCGGGATGCGAAACCTATTCGGCGCATGACTAAAAGGCTCAGGGAAGAAGCTATGAAACATTTCGCAGCATTTACTCCGATCTTTGACATTAATGTTTTTGAAGAAGTTGAAGCGGGTGAAGCCACCTTTGAAAACTATGTTCGACTGACAGATTTCGCTAATTTATCACCAGCGGATCGTAAAGAGCTCACGAGTAAGAAGTTTGAGAAGAAGATTTACGAAGACTATAAGATGCTCGAAAACCATCGCATTGAGGCGAGAAAGAACGATGCAATGGAGTTGAAGAGAAACTTGGAGATTGAGATTGATGACATCAGGGAACGACAGAACTATCTGAGGGTGCATTACAACTTGTAAGTTTGTGTGCACCACCACTTGTTCCCCCCTGTATATTCGAAGATGATGTGGATGAGGGCGCCGGCGATGAGATGGAGCATTGGGGTATCAACCTTGAGGTTGAGTTTACTCACACCCAGGATGAGTACAGCATTCATGATTCCAATAATTAGTGATTCCATCAGGACGGTTTGTATAGGTCTAGTCATTTAATATATCCAGGAAAAAAATATTTAGTAACAGTAAAACAATGAAGAACGACACTTCGAAGATTGCTATGTACATCGCGATCGGTGCCCTACTCGCCGTGATTGCTCTCCAACTGATGGGTCGTCTGAAGACCGAGCGCTACGAAGGGGGTGACTCTGACAACACCAACGCTGAGCTCTCGGCGCTTCTCGCCGAACTCGAGGGTGACCAGTCTGCGGAGGGTGACGATGACGATGAGGACGATGAGATGGAACCTGCTCCCATGGGTGAAGACTCCGATGATGAAATGTAATAATTGTGACTCGTTAATAAAAAATCTCACAATATATAAAGATGGACTTTAATCCGGTGATGGCACCACCGCCCATGGCTGGTGCTCCAGCTAAAAAGGGTGGAAACACGACTTTATATATTGTACTATTTTTACTATGTGTCATTTCAGTCATGGCTGGAGTTTTCCGTTACCAGACGCAAAGCGCTGCTTCGAAAGCCGAAGCTGAAATTAAAAAAGCTCGGGAAGAAGCTGCAGCTAACCTGGAAAGGATCCAGCGTGAAGCCGCTGCTGCTATGGAAAGGGCCCAGAGTGATTTTGAAAAGCAACAGATCCAGGCTGAGGCTGCTGAAAGGGCGCGCATCACTAAGTTAGAGGCGAATGCAAAAGCTCGTGAGGCCCAAATCCAGGCCAATGTGAAGGCTCGTGAAGCTCAGCTCAAGAAGCTCGAATCCAAGGTAAACGCTGATCTCGCGGCGGCCGCTAAGACTGTCAGGAATGCGAATGAATTGAGGGCGAAGGCGAATTCTGAAAAAGCTGCTGCCGTAAAGCAATTAAAAGAAGCCCAAGAAGCGCAGGAGAAGGCGGAAGCCACGGGCAAAGAAAATGATAAGAAGTTAGCTGAAGAGAAGAAAAAGATGGCGTTAGAAGCTGCTAATAAGGTTGCTGAAGCGGACAAGAAAGCTCGAGCTGCCGCCGATCAAGCTCGAAAAGTGGCTAAGGAAGCTCGGGAACTTAAAACGAAGCTCGACAAGGCCAATATCACTCTCAAGGGTAATGAGAATGAAATTGCGGCTGCTAAATATAACGCAGTTCCCGGATACCAAATACCCGGTCGTAAGGGTAAGGGTAACAAATATAATGTATCGGGACCTAAAGCGTGTATCACAGAGGCTAAGAAACTGGGAGCTAATGTATGGGGATATAGGGGGAACAATCACCCTACTAAAAAATATAAGAAATCGTGCTTCTTTTATGGGGTACCATCGGGTAATACATTTTCAGGACTAAATAGGGACAGCGTCCACATGATCGGATGTACATATGGTGGAAACCCTAGAACAGGATGTGACTCAGTTCCCAAGGTTCCCAAGGCGACTGTTGCAACAACTGCTAAAAAGGTAGTCTCAAAAACTGCTAAAAAGGTAGCTAAATATACCTCCACTAAGAGCACGAGCACCAAGAAGAGTGACGATACCAAGATTTACTTGTATAGGATATTTGGTAAAACAAAGAAACGCTATTGCTACAAAACAGGAAATGATGTTAAATGTGCCTCAAGCAGAAAGAGTGGTTCAACCAAAAAGTTCATTATGCGAGATCTGGGTAATAGTCAGGTTGCTTTGAAGGTTAAGGGGAAGTGGTGTGCAGATGAGGGTGACAAAGTGAAATGTGACAGGTCTGCTATCGGTGGCTGGGAGAAATTCACATTGTCGAAACATGGTAGTGGATTCAAATTAAAAGGTGGTAAGGATGGTAAGTGGTGTAGACGCGTTTCCAATAAAATTAGATGTGATCGTAAGGGTATGAGATCTGGTGCTATGTTTTATTCGACGAAAAGATGAAACCTAAGTAGTTTTCAATAAAAGTAAAAATCAACTAAAATGTTAGAATATCTCGCCCTCATTGCGGAGAACGAACTCCTTCGTATTGAGAACGAAAAGCTCAGGGCTATCCGTTGCCCCTACGTCACCCGTAAGGGTACGCAGTGCAAGAACAAGATCACTTGCAGGGTCCATGGAGTGTCCGGTGTGCTACGAAAGTGAAGCGCGGTGTCGTTTCACTTGTGGACATGGATTTTGTGAGGGGTGCACGAAATCGTGGTACATGAAGGGTAAATCTTCGTGTCCAATGTGTAGGGCTTCAATGTGTTTCAAAGGAATTACAAAGTTGAAGAAGCAGTGGTATCGTGAGAAGCAAGAAGAGACTTACAAAAATCTTTTGGTACAAATGTTTGACGAGTTGATGGAGGAGTATGACGACATTCTTCTCAAATGTATAGAGGTTGTTCAAAATCGATTTCAGTACACGATACTGAAGCATCCAGACATTTCATGTGAGTTACTTGATGTAGTACTTCGCATGACGTGGGTGGACATTGACTATATGTTGAATGATCCGGATGATAATGTGATTGAGCCAAAGACATTT